GTGTAGCGTTTGATTGAGAGTGCCTGCACATTGTACGAGCGTTGGATCAGATACGGGGTATCGAAGCCGTCAGCATTGTAGCCGGTGAAGATGTCTGGATCACACTCAAGCACCCAGCTGTGAAACGACTCAAGCAACTGTGTTTCATCATCGAACAGGGTGACGTCAACAAGATCTGGCCCGCTGTCTGTGTCGTCTGGGAAGTCTGGACGCTCACGTAGTGTAGCGCGGATGTCAGCTTCAAGTGTGTCAGTATCGCGCTCCCAGCTGTCACTCGTGAGTCCCCACAGTCGATACACGTCGGTGTATGAGTCATACGCGGAGATCGAGGTGATAGGGTGGATAGCGCGCTCTGGGTTCGGGAAGCCCTCATCTTCCGTGGCCACCTCGATATCGTACACCACCATCCGTGCAGCAACATCTGGTGGATCATCAGTCGGCACTATCTCCTGGACACACTCGCGACCGTCGCTTTCACCCGGCCAGTTTTCATAGCGGATGCGGTCAACACTTGGGTCGACACGGGCGCCCTGATAGATCTCAGTCGAGATCAGAAACCGGTCGACAAAGGGCACGTCTGCCTCAAACGTTGGGACATCGAGGTCTGCACGGATACCTGTCTTTCCGCCAACGTCGCCTGGCTCACGCGTGAACACACGAGCAACCGGTTCGTCATGGATTGTCGTGTACGGGTCTGGGTCGTGATAGATGTCGGCGTCAAGTTCGTCAGACAGATACTGCTCGATGTCACGAGCTGCGACGTCGTCTGCGTCAACACCAATCGTGTCAGCCCACACTGATGGCGAACAGTCTACTTCAGCACCGATAACGCGACGATCATTACAGACCTCGAGTGCATCACCAACAAAGTCGTCTTGTGATAACGCAAAGTAGGGGCGAAACCCCTCGACCTCGGTCGTGACAAGCGAGCCGTCTGCCGTTCGTGACCGCAACTGCAAGATGGCTGTCGGAACATGGTGGCCCACTTCTTCGACAGTGTACTCTACGTTCGTGACGAACACCGGTTGTTGTGCTGCACCAACCGAGTTTGTCAAGTCCATCACCGACGTGTATGCGAGTGGCGTACTTAATTATTTGGACACCGAACCAGAACTAGAACGGCAACCACGGCTGCAACTGTAGTCGTAGCGATTAGGGACGACCCACAGCGATGATCTCGTCAACAGCCCCACGACCATCGGCATCAGCATTGATTGATCGAGTCGCATCAACGGTGTAGACATCGAAGCCAGCATCTCGGTACTGTGATTTCATGACACCGCTGTTTGAGGCAACGACATGGACGCCGATGTCAACCAACTGTGTGAGTGTCTCACGGAGCGTGAGTTGGTCATCACTGTCAAACCCGTCAGCACTGTACTCAGTGAAGTCAGCCGTCTCACTGAGTGGTGTATACGGTGGGTCGATGTAGACAAGATCGCCAGGCTGAACGCCAGACAAGACTGCCTGGTAGTGATTCGAGTAGAGTTCAACGGTCGCAAGGACGTCCGATAGGTCTCGGATACGCTCTGCTTGAACCCAGTCAGGATCCTCGTAGTCACCGATTGGTGTGTTGAAGCCACCGGACTGGTTCTCACGGTAGAGGCCGTTGAAGCAGGTTCGGTTCAGATACTGCAGTAGTGCTGCCTCTTCAACGTCGTCAAACTCGTAGCCGTACGGGCGCTTGTTGAAGCGGGCCCGTGCTTGGTAGTAGTAGTTGTTGATGTCGTATCCAAAGTGTGAGCTATTTGCAAACTGTAGTGTATCGTCCGGATCAGACTCAGGATCGGGGAACTCCTCCAGTATCTCGATGAGCTGTTCCGGCTCGTGTTTGACAACGCGATAGTAGTTCATCAACCGAGTGTTGATGTCGTTTATCACACCTGCATCTGGCTCAAGATCAAAGGCAAGCGCCCCGCCACCAACGAACGGCTCCCAGTATCGCCCATAGGTGTCTGGCAGTAGCTCGTGAAGTGAATCGAGCAACTGCCGTTTCCCACCGGCCCACTTGAGTGTGGGTTGTACCATACCTGGCATACGTGAGTGGCATACTTAATTCTTGTTGGAATCAACGACGGCGGTATGTTCACAGCCACACGATGTGCGTTCACGTGTGACAGACACTACGTATCTCCTCATGCAACCCCAAGGGTTGCAAGCAGATATCCGCCAAGCACACACAGACTACAACGGATGCCCCACAGTAATGGGTCAACAGTTGCCATCTGGGCTGCAACTGTGTACACGCCAAGGATGAAGACAGCAACCGCAAGGATAGTTCGCGACAACATTACTCAGTAGGCAAACACCGGCGCACCGTCAGTGGTGTACTGTGGCTCTGCGTGACGCATGAACTGGCCAATTGTCAGCCAGACAACAGGACCGAACGAAACAGACTGTTGATAGTCGGCTTCGGTGTACAGCGTGTCGTCTGTGTCAGTATCACCGTTGTCATCGTCCAGGTCTGACCGTGACGGCTGTTGTGGTCGTCCAACTTCTTGGACCTGTATTTGTTCATCACCCAGCCCAACGATCATGAACTCGATAGCAGAGGTTGTGTCAACGACACGCTGGAAGCGATATACACTGCGCCCATCAGGTAGGGTAAACGATATCTGTACCCTATTCCAATCGTCGACACGCGCTTTGCGACGCTCGACACGTGTGGCTGCGGTACGTGCCTCACTGACAGAGAACCCAAGTTCTTCGCAGATGTCATCAGCTGTCGTCATGCAAACATCTCCGCCACGACTACTGTAAACAGCGCAACCAGTGCTCCAAACGCAGCGCTGATTGATGTCGATACCTCCTGCAGCATCACGATCGCGATGAGTGCACCAGCAGATATCATGTATATATGAAACAAGGTGTCACTCATTGGCCACCCCCGTCACGTGGTGTGTCATCTGTGACCGGCTCCCAGTGGATGTAGATATTACCCGCAGATGGCCGGATCTCTATGTCTGTGACGTATTTATTATCGGAGTCTGGGTGCCGGAGATAGTTCTCGACATCAACGGTGCGATCCTTGAGACTGAACCGCATCGGGTTTGTGAGCGAGCTCATCTGATGTACCCCCGGTACTTGGCACGCGGTAGTTCGCGGAAGACTTCGTCTGTGTGTTCGCTACAGTAACAGACGTACTCGTCAGGGTCGACAAAGCGTACTGCTTGCTGTGGCTGTGTGTCACAGTCGTCCCACTGACACGCTGCTGGTGCCTCACTACGGGATGGTTTTTGGTCAAACGTGGTATACTCAGTCATCAAACCACTCATTGACAGTGTCGTTTACGGCACCGACGTCCGGCGCAGACGGCTGTTGGATTAGCTTCGCCGGAACAGCGCGATTGTCCACATACATCGCAGCCGAAAGCTTCTCCATGACGAGTGCGTGATATCGCACCCCGTTGTCACGCAGCCATGCAGCCGTTTCATGCCGGACTTTCTCAGGGCGGGCCGTATACAGCATGATTGTGTGGCCATTGATGTACTGTTGGTTGACCCACTCGATAGCCTCAGTGTGTGGCTCACCAAAGTCACCATTCCACCACTCAGGATGGTCAGCCGTGACCGTCCCGTCAACATCAACGGCAATACGACGACGCGGACCTTCCATTGGCAGTCGCATACACTGCTGTATGCAACGAGCGTAATTAATTCTTGTGGGAGTGTGTAGTACTGCTAGTGACGAACAGCTGTGTGTTAGTTCTCAGCGTCAGGGACGTACACACGACAGGACACATCTGTGTCTGTGTAGTTGCCAACTCGAGCCCGAACGCCCAGTTCACACGATACCCAGACTGTTGACTCAAACGATGGCGTCACTGTCGTTGGGTGCTGGTGTGTCTCAGCAAGCTGTGCTGTATCGTGAAACTGTGCCGTTGCTTCAACAACGAGTTGTTCTGCACCATACACACTCGCTGGAACGTACACGTCAGTGTCTGCGATCCCGGCAACAAAGTCGTCAAACATCTGCGTTGCGTCGGTCTCATACAACAGCTCCTCTTGTACGCTAACGGATTCGCTGCCATCGGTAAACTGCTGGCGCACGTGCTCGTCGACGAAGTTCCGAACTACAGCACGCTGTTGTGAGTGTCCATCTTGGAGTGCCTGTGACAGCCGACCGTACCAAGTTTTTGGTGACTCGCGCTCGCTCGGTGTAGACTGGGAGTGATATTGGAGGCTCATTATCGACGCCCGTTGGCAGACCACTCAACGCCTTCATCAACCGGACCCGGTGCGCGTGCGGTAGACTCATCGACACACTCGTATTGAAACGCAGTATCGCGCCCGTGTGCGTCTGCATTGTGTCGTGATTTGGTCACATCGAGCTGTAACTCGAGTGCCTTCACCGCCTCATCTGGGTCTCCATCGGTACCGATGTACAGTTCTGTGAGCTGACTGAGCAACTCCCTGTACGATGATAGTGAGAGTGTATCGTCACCACCACTGTAGTGGGAGCCGATATCAACATCGTTCATAGCGACAAACAGCGTGTGTCAGTGCCTACTGTGTCGACGCGTCATCTGCAGTAGCCGGAGACTCTGTTGCAGACACTGCAGATTCTGTGGGCGGAGCAGGCGACAGTTGCGCGAAGACAGATTCGTACTGCTCGATGCGGGCTTCGAGTTCTGACACTGTCTGTTGTAGATCACGAACGTCACGCTCGAGTTCCGCGATAGACGCTGTATCATCAACCAGATCGGCTATTTCTGTGACAACAGCTTCGCGATCTTCAGGGCGCAGCTGTGTCTCGACGGCGACAGTCACGCGGTCTGTATTAACCGGTGTCTGTGCAAGCTTCGCATCTGTCTGTGTCTGTGTCTGAGATGACGCTGTTGAAGGAGTCTCTGCATCCGAGGGCTCTGTCTTCGAAGACGAGTCAGTATCGCTCGGCGACGCGCTGGACTCGTCGGTAGGTGGCGCTGTCTCGGTATCCGTGTCCCCATGCACGTATGACTTGAGTTCGTCGAGTCCGCTGCGAAGCCGTCGGCGAAACTGTTGTTCTCCCATAGGCGAATCTGGCTGTGAGACCTGGAAGCCAACGCTGTCAGTCTCAGATGACCCTGACTCATAGAGCACACGGACGACCGTTGCATCGCTGTTGTCATCCACGATACTAACATCATCGAGCTCGAGATCACGCATCGATGCTTGATTTTCGATGGTCTCGATGAGTTGGTCTTCTAGCATGTGCTCACGTACGCGTACACACGCCACACACTTAATTCTTGTGATAGTAGACACACAGTATCGGTGACACAGCGGTGATGGTGTAGTCACCACGACTGACATGTCGTGTCAGAACAGTACGTCTGTACCCCCTACGATAGCGCGTTGACTACAGATCCGACACCCTGGTTGTGGTGGGGTCCGAAACTATTAATTACGTTTGTCGCATACGCAGATATCCCGCGACTTAGGTAGACATCTATGGCAACACGAAATCCTACAGCTACAGACGAACACGAAGAAGCGGACATCTTCACCGAGCGAGCACACCTAAAGCCGTACGAGTATGGTGAGTTCCGTGACTATACGGATGCGATACGGAACAGCTACTGGGTGCATACAGAGTTTAACTTCTCCGGTGATGTCCAAGACTTCCGCGTCGATACAACCGAAACAGAGCGGAGCATCATCCGGAAAACGATGCTTGCAATCGCACAGATCGAGGTGAAGGTCAAGACGTTCTGGTCAGACATCTTCGAGCAGATGCCGAAAGCAGAAGTCGGCAGTGTCGGCATGACCTTCGCTGAGAGTGAAGTCAGACACATGGATGCGTACAGTCATCTGCTCGATATCCTCGGTATCGAAGATGACTTCGAGGAGGTCACTGAGGTGCCCGCAATCAAAGGGCGCATGGAGTACCTCGAGGACTGTCTCGATGGAGCAGCAAGCGCAGACCGAGCTGAATACGCACGCAGCATCCTGTTGTTCAGCACGTTTGTCGAGCACGTCTCGTTGTTCAGCCAGTTCCTGATCATGACGAGCTTCGACAAGTACGAAAAGAAGTTCAAAGGTATCTCGAACGCCGTGGAAGCAACGAGTAAGGAAGAACAGATCCACGGCCTGTTCGGTCAAGAGCTTGTCGAGACGATCCGTGCAGAGAACCCAGATCTGCTGGGCGAGCAGTTTGAGCAGGATGTCCAAGACGCTTGTGAGAAAGCCTACGAAGCAGAGATGGGCATCCTCGACTGGATCTTCAGTGCGGGTGAGCTTGACTTTCTGCCCCGCGAACATGTTGATGAGTTCCTCAAAGACCGCTTCAATCAAAGCCTCGAGAACGTCGACGTCGACCCCATCTTCGAGACCGACGACGAGCTACTCGAAGAGACGCGCTGGTTCGACGAAGATATCATGATGACGAAGGATAACGACTTCTTCAGCAAGCGGTCCACGACGTACAACAAACACGCACAGAGCGTTACTGCAGACGACATGTTCTAACGATGGCTGCCACAGCACCACTCCTTGACGACGAGCACAGCGAGCCGTTCTACTGGTTGAACGACGACAGCACGGAGTTCCTCAGAGAGGGGTATCTCCTCGAGGGTGTCGATCCGAAAGAGCGCATCCGTGAGATCGCTGAGAACGCCGAAGAAATCCTTGACGACGACGGCTTTGCGGACAAGTTCTACGAGTACATGAGCCGTGGCTACTACAGCCTTGCCAGCCCAATCTGGGCAAACTTCGGCCTTGAGAGGGGGCTGCCCATCAGCTGCTTCGGGAGCTATCTCGAAGACGACATGGAGAGCATCCTCTACACCCATGCAGAGGTGGGTGAGATGACAAAGCTGGGTGGAGGCACCAGTGGCTACTTCGGTGAGCTGCGACCACGTGGCGCTCCGATCACAAATAACGGGAAGAGCAACGGGAGTTACAGCTTCACTGAGTTGTTCGATACAGCAATCAACGTCGTCAGCCAGGGGGAAACTCGTCGCGGGCAGTTTGCCGGCTATATCGACGTCGAACATGACGACCTCGATGAATGGCTCAACATCAAGACCGAAGGCGACCCCGTCCAAGACATCTACTACGGAGTCATCATCGGTGATGACTGGTTCCAGGAGATGGTCGACGGTGACCCAGACAAACGCGAGACGTGGGCTGAGATCATCGAGACGCGGATCAATATCGGTGTCCCGTACATCATCTTCCGGGACAACATGAACGAGGGCAAGCCACAAGTCTACAAAGACAAGGGTTACGACATCAACGCCTCAAATCTGTGTACAGAGATCGCGCTGCCAGCGACGCCCGACGAGAGCTTTGTGTGCTGTCTCTCGAGTATGAACGCACTCCACTATGACGAGTGGAAAGACACTGATGCTGTCGAAACACTGACTCGGTTTCTCGATGCAGTCATGGAGGAGTTCATCCAGAAAGCAGACGGAACGCAGTTCATGGAGCGAGCCGTTCGGTTTGCAAAGCGACACCGCGCGATCGGTATCGGCGTTCTCGGCTGGCACAGCTATCTCCAGAGCAATCTGATCCCGTTCGATAGCATGGCAGCAATGGAGAAAAACAATGCCATCTTTGAGACCATCAAAGAGAAAAGCTACGCAGAAAGCGAACGGATGGCTGCAGAGTTTGGCGAACCAGAGATGCTCGAGGGATACGGACGCCGGAATACGACAACAATGAGCGTGGCGCCAACCAAATCCAGCAGTGTCATCCTCGGACAGGTCAGCCCCAGTATCGAGCCACTAAAGTCGAACTACTTTGTCCGCGATGGGGCGAAGCTCAAGTCGACACAGAAAAATCGCTTCCTCGAGTCAATCCTCCAAGAACGGGGCAAAGACGAACGCGAAGTCTGGGACAGCATCGCTGCGAAAGATGGTAGCGTCCAACACCTCGACTGTCTGTCAGACCACGAGAAAGATGTGTTCAAGACGTTCGCTGAGATCCCGCAGATGGCGATCATCAACCAGGCAGCCCAGCGACAGGACCACATCGACCAGGCGCAAAGTCTGAACATCTCTATCGACCCCGACGAAGTGAGTGTCAAAGAAATCAACCAACTCTACATCAACGCCTGGGAGAAGGGTGTCAAGAGCCTCTACTACCAGCACAGTGTGAACGCAGCCCAGAAGTTCAGTCGAGACATCCTTGAATGCAAGGCGTGTGAAAGCTAACGGCGACTACTGACACACAGCGGTCACAAGAGGAGACACAGCGAGCACACTACTGTTTTCAGACACGTAATTCCAGCAACGGCAGTGCAATTGCTTGCAAGGTCGGGTGCGTGAAGACTACTGATAGGATAGTACACGCAATGGAACTAACGCCACGATACCTTGGTATTGCTGGAATTGTCGTCATCCCAGCACTTGCTGTCGCAGTTGGTTCTCTCGTGCCAGCACAAGCGATGTTCTTCTATTTGTCGTGTATTATCACAGTACTCGTAGCCATACACGACGAATTGCAGACACAGAATAGCTAATCCCGCTGTATTACTACGCAGTACCGATAGTCCTGGTTACCAAACACATAGTCGGTGTAGTACTTCGCGCCGTGAGCGTCCTTACACTTATCTCGAGTATCAGTCCAAGCATTACCCCACCACTAGCGCAGCTGTTTGGCTACCTGATGGTGTCACTAATCAGTTTCTTACTGGGGGGAATCGTCGGATGGGGACTTTCGACAAAGGTGAACGAGCTCGACGAGGGCAGTATCAGACGCATCATCGCAATCGTACTGTTGATGGTGTACATCATCTCAGTGCTCTCTGAGATCTGGCTGGCTCGGTACCAGACGCCAATTCTGCTCCACTCAGTCGTGGGCGGAATCATTGGCTACCTGATATCAAAAGAAGACGGTGCTGTCATCAACATCAGCGCCATCAACAACGGCAACGAGTGAGCACCCGACAGGCTGACTCAAAGCAGAGTCGTGCTGTCAGTCTGTGTCCAACCCGCACGCTTGCTCGGGTGGTAGTGTGCAGTCTGGATGTACATCAGCTGCCCGCCTGAACGCACGCTTGTGATGGCTTCGGAGACAGTTCCAGCACCGTACCGTCGCAACCGTTGTTCGACTGTCGATGGCACAGAACGACCCGCCACTACGACATGACGTACACGTGCGTGCGTCTGTGAGCCGGCCAACAACCTCATAGAACGCATCTGCCGGATACCAAACGACACCGATTACAGTCGCATACTCACACGAGTCGCACACTTGCTCGAGTACCTGCAGTGGACGACCGTCGTCGACAACCGCCGGCGATAGTTCACGGCTGCAGTGTGGGCAGTGGGTGACGCCACAGTGGACGGCGGTCATTAGCGGAACCGTTCTCGGCCGTTAGTTTCCAAGGACGCCCCCAGTGACACGAGACGGATCAGTACGTTCACCAACTGAAGCATCTGTATCAGGAGTCTCGGACTCACTGTCCTCGGGGAGTTGAAACACAGTCATCAACGACCGCGGGATCCACGCTTTACCTGACTCATCGATGTAGTCATCCGTTGAAGAGATATCAAGCTCTGTGACGACACGGCCAAACGTGAGTTCAGTATCCGGGTCAGCGATGGCGTCAACATGCCCCCCGCGGACGATTGAGATATCGATAAGCTGTGCGTCAACAAACAACACAGCACCCGAACTTGGATCATCGTGTTCAACCTGTGCGAACACAAACGGTCGCAGCGCACCAAACTCATCGCTTGCAAACCACTCTTGAACGACGACAAGCGAACACGGGCCGAACATTTCTGTTCGTAGCTCCCACAGGTCCCACAAGTCTGTGAACTGATCTCCAGAAAGCTGGTTTTGATTCATATCGAGATCAGTCGCCGTCTCGGCAAACTCTGCTGGTCCATCAACGGTGTATGCATCCACCATTACGTATGCTATATGTAGAAGCCAGTAGTTAATTCTTTGGACAACGAGCATACACAAAAAATACACTCACACGCGACTACTACGTGTAGTTCGCGAAATGCTTATCCGGGATGGTGTCGACAAGCCATACATGTCAGAGTCGTACACCGACACTGTTGTTGTCACTACCGATAGAGGGCCTGTTGTTATTGAAACAACAGATACGTCACTGTGCACTGATGACATCTCATTTTCAACTACTGACACAACTGTTGGTATCGAGACGATCATCGAATATATGCGAGAGCTAGCGACAATGCATTCTGTCTCGTTGCGCTGCTGTGACTCAGAGGCGCTTATTATCGTCCGCGACAGCTACATCAATACGAACGTGCTTACAGATCTTGTTGGAACGAGCAGTGATGTGTCGTTTTCAACAGCGATTGCAAGCGATGCGGACACAATTGAAGTTACCATCTCTGTGACTGGCGACATGCTCACGGAGCTCAACACTGTCAAAGACAACTTAGAGCAGTTCAGAGACCATAACTGCGTCAGCTAGCGTTACGTAGTTACTAGTCGAGCACGGCCCGACGCAGTTGCTACGTCACCTACTGTTGCCTGGACAGATCTCAGGGCCCGTCTGGTATCGGCCCGTATTGATCCCAGAGATCCATCGTCATCGGTGCCCACGATCGCAGTTCTTCTTCGAGCAAGCCAGTGATGCCTCGGATTTCCCACTGTGCGTCACCAGCACTCTCACGCAAGTTCAGTACGTGTAACACCGTCCGGAGGTTTGCTGTCATGGTCATGTTGATCTGTGTACCCATACCGAGTACAACCCGCGCATCTTCCGCCGGCACGCCCAGCTCACGCAGCTCGCGATAGCTGTCACCAGCATCCTGCTGTTCGTCAGCGATGATCTCCTGTGCGTGTTCTCGATCCGCGTCGTCCATGTCGAGTTGTCCGTGTCGGGTTGCGTGATCAGCATCGACTGCCGATTTCGGCATGAGACCGCCTACGACGCCAGGCTGTGCCTGGCTAGTAGTAGGCGAGTCTACTGACTCGCCTGCTACAGTATCTGAGACGTCGACGTATCGCAGTGACTGTACATCGAACGTTGCGTGTCGATGGCGAGTCAGTTGGCGTTCAGATTGAACAGAGATATTTTTGAAGCCAACTGTAACGTGTGGGTGCTCAAACGGCCCCCAGTGGTTGCGCCGAAACAGGCGCCGTAAGACAGCATACACCTTGGTGCGCTGCTCAGCGATCCCGCGTGGAACAGCAGTGTTGTGTGCCTTTGTCTGGGTGAACGGTGGGAGGTGATTGTTGACAACGCGGTCGTAGTCGCTTTCTTGATACTGTGTGTCTGCAAGGATATCAACAAGGTCAGCACTACCAACATACTGCTCGCTTGTATCACCTCGCGCACAGCGGACGACGAGTTCATCTGGACGAGGTGTTGAGCTGACAAGATCAACACGTACATCAGTTTCATCACTGACGTAGTCACGCGCGTTCATGGATTAGTAGGTAACGCAGATTCAACTTCACTGGGCAGTTCATCGATGGACTCGATATCGAGTTCAGTCGTACTCACGAACGTAGACAACTCAGGTAACTTACTATCAGACGTTGCTGTGGTTGTACTACACGGCGTTGTGTCACAGGTAGCTGTAGTTGTCATCGTGTTTATCAGTCGCCCAATACGATTGTACAGTGTTGTGACAGAGGTGTCATGACTGTTGACGATACTTACTGTATGTGTTGGGTATGGGCGCTCTGTCTGTTCGCGCGCCTGTGCATACATTCTGACTGCAGTGCGTCTGTCAGCAGGCACAGCTTCGCCCGCTGTGTAGGCTAACTCGCGATCGACATACCGACGCAACCGCTCGCTCGCCTCAGGCACAAGTACCCTGACGACAAGTGTTGTATCTGCTAGCTCGCGGACGCGGTCGACATCTGCGTCACAGACGGCTCCCTCGATACACGCAACGGGTACATCACTGCTCCGCGCTTCAGCAACCGTGTGTGCGATACCGAATGCAGTGTCATCGTCAAGTGCGACACTCGGTGCATCACGGAGTGACGCCAGGTCTCGACCAACAGCACCGTGATCTTCAAACAGTGACCGTACTGTTGACTTCCCGCTTGCAGGTGGGCCAACAAGGACAAACGCTGTCACAGACCCATTGCCGGGTGTTGTTGTTAGATGATCTATCACACAACACGGTACAACCCGTTCGCACAAAAATATTGTGTGTCACGACATACGCTACTGGCGTTGACACACACGCCAGTACGGGGCCGGATAATAGATATCAGAACGTGAGAACATACTAGTTAACGCCAGCCTGCTCTTTTGCCTTTGACCAGCTTCCGAAGCGACGTTGTACGGTTTCGGGGCTGGGCATATCACTGTCTGATGCGAAGGTTGCAGCTGTACACCGGCCATGGCGTGACGCGCACGTTTGAAGCGCATCGAGCAGTTCTTCATCAGAGTAACTACGTGTTGTATCTTCGATATCAGCTTCTTCTTTCGCTGTCGACCAGCGACCGAACCGCTTGCGCACGGCACCGGCCGATGGAAACTCATCGTCTTCATTGAAGATGCGCTGTGTTACTTTCCCATGTTTTTGCTCACACGCTCTGAGTAGCTCGTAGTAGTCCTCATCAGAGTATTTTTGCGGGCGTTTGTTTGACGCCCGTTCGCTGTCAAGCCCAGCCTCTTGTTTTGCGTCAAGCCAACTTCCGAACCGATCGATAGCGACGGACGGTGAGACTAAGTCTGATTCAGCCTGCAACAACTCGACTGTGCATTTGCCATCATTGCGCCGTGCACACTCGCGGATTTGTGAGAGCACGTCCTGATCTTCGTACTCACGCTTGCGCCCTGTCGTGTGTGACAAATCTTCGTCAATACCAGCAGCCTCTTTTGCGTCAGTCCATGAACCGAATCGGCGCATCACCAGTGACGCAGAGCATGTGTCATCCATACTGTTGAGGTTTGTTGGCGTACAGGCGCCGTGCTCGGCTTTACACTGCCTTAGCATCTCAAGTATCTCTTCGTCTCGATATACCTGCGACATCACATATTGTTATACTGAATAGCCGGACTTAATTCTTGCGAAGACAAGCCATATACCACCCAGTACGCAGTGATACCAGCATTAGTGTATTGAGACATAGACCAGCTGCGCTTAGATTATTGATGGTGTGCAATGGCAGACGACATCAAGCTGAACGTTACGCTCGAGGAAGATACGGACGACACGTTTCGAGTCGGAGTCGACGTCCTCGTCACTGATACAGGCGGTACTCCGCTTCCTGACGCAACGATTCTAGTTGAATCACAGGATGGCGCGTACAGCGAAGAGAAAACAGCGAAAAATCACGGCATCAGTCAATCGTTTGGTTCAGTGCCAATGCCAGCAACCGTCACCGTGTCACAAGACGGCTACTCATCTGTGACTACCACACTTAGGAAGTCACACGCCGGCGACACGGTTCGAGCTGGAGCGTAACCCCGCTACACAATAGCTGCGTGGGGTTTGCGTACACAACAGTACACCCACGGATGCAGCACTGTTTGTAGCAGTGTCGTCCCCAGAAGCGCGCAGTGACTACTGAAACACTGAATACGCATGTTGACACAACAACTTACAGAACTACTTGCACAGCTGCCAGCTGAGATTATCGGCCCACTTGTTGGTGGTATACTGCTCATTGGCGCTCGTCAATACCTCGGTGGGTGGCCAGATCTATGGCGTCTGCGACGGATACTGTTGCCTCTCGTCCACCGGCTTGGATCAGACAATGCCCCACACGCGTTCACCGCCACCGACGACGCTGTCAATGCGGTCGACGTGAGCGAGCTGGTGCCAGAGAAAACACAGTTACCGCTTCAAGACCGCGAGTTTGTTGGCGTTGTTGACGCTCCGCCAGCAACACTGCGCCAATTCTTCCGCGAAACAGATCAGTGGTGGCCCGCTGTGTTTGCTTCAATCCAATATGAAACTGACGCTGATGGCGATCCAGTGTATGAAGTTGGATCCTACGCACAGCGTCGCGGTGGGTTCCTCGGCAGCTGGCAGACACACGTTCGATTGACACCGCGTAATGGTGGCTCACAGACAGCCCTCTGGGCACACTACGAGCGCTCGCCAATTGCGCATCCACGCAAGCACTACAACAGTGTTGGGTGGCAAGCAGCGCCCGGTGTCGGTAACGTAGCAACAACGCTTGAAGCAAGCTCATTTACCGTGTCATTCAGTGAGACAGCTGAACAGGCACTGTACCCACTCGAATGACTAGCGTCCGACCACTCACTGACTGCAATTTTCACGACTGCTCACGTACGCCAACAGCAGTGTATGCAGGCTTTGCGCTTGAAAACGATACCGCATTGTACTGCTATCATCCAGTGTACTGTGGCACACACGCAGCGCAGTTGGGCGATGCCGATCCGCAGAAAGTCCGTGTAGCAACCATCTCTGCCGAGGCGGAGTAACGCAGTGTCTCTATAGACTCAAGACAGCTGCGTGACAATTAGGTGCTGTACAGTTCTTTGGGTATCCGCGCAAGCGTTGTTCCCGGTTCATCTGGGCGGTGTGCTCGAACGACGATATCGCGGGCTTGTGTGTGCGTCACTGCGATCGTTCGCCGTTCATCGATGACGTCGACGTATAGGTCAGCCATGATTGTGCCATAGCGATCTCGTCCGAACACAACAGATTGCGTGCCGGTGTTGGCGTAAATCGCATACGTCTCTGCGTACTCTTCTCCGTGCAGTGTTGCCATTGCTCGGTCCGGTGACACAGGAGTTCTATCTTCTGGATCCATGACTATGTGTCGTTGTTATCAGCCCCCGGCGTTAGCCGGAGTAATCACAAGCGTTGACGTACTAATAAACGCGAGAGTGAGAGACAGCTTACGCGTCGACGCCCTGAACGTGCCGGAGTTCCTCGATCTCGTCTTGCTCCGGGTAGTTCCACTCGAGCCACTGTGTGTCTCGAAGCAGCGCCTGGTCAGGGTCGAACTCCATCGTCGGAGCGAGTGAGATCATCTCCGTCCCACCGACGTCGTGGATGAAGTCGCTTGGCTCGTCCCCGTCCATGTATGCGTCTTCAGCGTACCCCTCGGCAAGCTCTGTTTGCCGATCGTCGTCAAGGTCTGCAAGCACCGTCGCCCAGAACGCCGACCCATCGTAGTCTGGGTCGATCTCGGCGAGGCGCTGGAGCATGACGACAACACGCTTGCCCTCGACATCGGGTCGGAGCTGTGGGTCGCGCGAGAACTTCGGCGCGATGTAGGTGTCATCATCATTGTCAGGGTACTTTTCGATGAGCGCATCATTCGTCGTGGGGTACCCAGTCTCTTCAGCGATGACCGGATTGCCACTGTCGTTGCGGACGACATCTGCGTTTGCAAGCCCACGCACGTCGAGCGTCCGAGCAACCGAGCGCCCAGCCGACGTCGAGAGCGTCATGATGGTCTCGTCAGTGTCGAAGTCGCCGATGTCTGACGACTCGTACATATTGCCAACAGAGATGCCAACCTCGTAGACATCGACGGCTTCATCGTCAGTGTTGACAACCTTGTAGTCGTCAGAAGCACTCCCCTCGCTTTTGAACACCGACACCGTTTCGAAGTCATCATCATCGGGTATGGTGGGGTTCTCGAGGATGAGGCCCGCAGACCCACGCCCGTTGTCGTCGATATCAGCACCCTCCGGAGCCGGAGGAAGGAACCGGAGTCCACGTGCGACACCAGCGATGGCCGTTGGTCCGGGGTGCATCTTTGTGAACGTCTTATCAGAGACGTCTACGCGCTCGTAGTCACTCGTCTCAGACGAAACATCAGCCGAGTCATCGGAAGACCGTGCAGCCTCCCGTCCGATTTCTGTCAGCGCCATTGCGCACCCCAACGTATGGATGCAGCATACTTAATTCTGTTGGGAACGGGTATAACAGGTCCATAGCCCACAGTCAGACACCGGTGGCAACGAATACTGACGCATTCGTGGTGAGGTAGCCTAATCTCGCTGTGTCGTCCCAGAATATATATCCGGCGTCGTGCAAAACATCCGCTTGGGAATGACAAATGACGAACAACCGGGCAACAATCCTCCTGAGCCCGCTGCTGATGACTACGAAACACTGCTTTCTGCGACGGGGACAGAGCGATCTGCGCCAAACACGATCAATACAGTCGATGCGCATCTTGGCGAGCCGACAACAGAACACCCCCAATACGATCAACCAGAGCTGTCTGAACAACACCTGTCGCTACTTGCGGACGCACTTGCTGATCGCGGTGCGCTCGAGGAATCAGCCAGGCTCGAAATTGAACGTCGCCACTATGTCGCACAAACTGCCTACGCGCCAGCGTTCACCACGTTTGAGCTGACTGCAATCGCACTCCAACTTGTTGGCGTGAAGCTCCAAGCACAGTTGTATCGCAACTCTGCAATCGTCAGTGCGGTTCGGACGGTTGCAGACTTGATAGACAAATCACACATCAAACCACTCGACGAGCGCTACGATAATCACGCAACGGACGTTATCGAAACGAACGACGGCAACTATCTTGACCCGTTTCGCGCCATCAGTGGTGTTCAGCTATGCTTTTTCCTTGCAGACAATGGGCAACGCATCATCCGAAACACAGAGACTGATGCTGTTATCCGTGCTGATGGAACTCCTGTCTCTCGCGAGGAGATCCCCGCAATCCAGCCGTGGTATCCAAACCACACCGTTGCGCGTGTGTGAGTGCGCACCCACGGCTGTGTGGGTGTTTGCGTATGTGTTGTTCCCAACAGAATAAAGTGTGTTAGGTGTGTATGCAGTATCGTAATGGCGACGGCACAACAAACGGCACCGGGGACGCTCCCGACTGATGCGCGCATCCTTGCATCAGCACTTGGTGGTGAAACTCGAGTTGCAGTGTTGTATCTGCTACATGACTCTGAGGAACCGATGTACCAGTACGAAATCGCAGAAGCACTCGATCTCTCACAGCCAGCCATCTCGCGGGCGAAATCACAGCTGTTGACGGCGAACCTTATCGTCGAGACGAACGCCGGCATCACTATCCCAGACGATGTCGGTGTCGGCATCGATGTGTTATACCGTGCCGTACGGAATCCAGGTGCACTAGACGTATGACGCTACTGACAACACGAACCGAACGCGAGTGTGATAAGCCACACTGTCATGACCCACAGTATCGCACCTACACTGACGAACACGGCAATAGACTCGTCTTGTGTGAGAGTCACTATTTCCAGGTTGTTGCAGACGACACCAACTACATCTCTGTCGAATGACACAGCATACTGTTGCGGACAAACGGAATGACGACTCTGAGATGACTAGCACAGAAGACACCGTTGATGGCGACAAGCTTGCAAGTGACGTGTTAGACGACGTGGCGTCGCTCGTCGGTGACAGTCGAGACAGCCATGGTGACGCAATCGAAAATCAACGTCACATCGCAGCTGCATGGACCTGGTATCTGCGTGGACAGGGGGCGCTTGCGTCTGATGCTGAGATCAGCGCTGTTGACGTCCCGCGCATGATGCAGTTGCTGAAGCTGTCCCGTGCGGTTATCGGTGAGTCAACACTCGATCACGATAGAGACGTGACCGGATACGGTGGCATCGCAACCGCCTGTCAGTATGTAGCCGATGATGCGTTGGATGAAGACGATCTCTTCATCACAGACTCCAATGGAGAATAAGCCTCGCGTCTGTCTCGATCTTGACTCCACGCTTGCACGCACGTGTGACGTTGCGTTCGAGTTAGTGTGTGGGCCAGACCACGAGTACAGCTACGATGATATCGAGTCGTGGGAGTGGGGGCTCAACGAGTTTGGTACCGACACGTATCTCAACTCACTGTGGCACGCGTGGACACTTCGCGGTGACGAGATCGAACCATTCTCTGTAAACCCCAGTGGGCGCACAACAACACTGTATGGGCTCTCGTCACAACTTGATGTTGTTACAGAGCACCCCGACCACATCATGGGTATCGACGAGGCGAAACAGTCATGGCTTGACTCACAGGGGATCGCCTATGACAACTACCGAAGTCTAGAGAACTCAAAGAGCACGTACGACTACGACATCTACATCGACGACAAGCCTTCACTTGCAGCTGAGCTTGCGTTCGATGATACCAGCACGCTGTTGTTGTACGACCACACGTACAACCGGAACGTCCAGGGGCCGTGTACGCGCATCAACTCGCTGAAGCAAGCTATCGATCATGTCCGTGCCAGCATCGATGTCTATGACAGCTGACAATCCAGGGACTGGTGTCGACATCCACGCGGGGACACCAGCATACTGTACGCAGTGTGAGGCCCCACTTGTTGTGTACGAATCGCGCGCCCACGGGTACGCAATCGTATGTGGCTGTGGTACCCACAGTGTATCAATCAATGCCGTTGCAGCAGAGAGCTCGTTGTTCGAACCAATCAGTGGGCAGTGGTCGAACGTCGACGAAATCAATCCGTGGGATGGCATCTCGCTTACACACGATACCAATGAGTAACAGCACACCGACATCCAATACCGAACGAGAGGCAGTCATCACCGTCAAAGCAGAATACACCCAGACAGGGGAGAGCGAAGCGTTTGCAATCTCGGCTGATGACCCAGTCCAATCGTTCGGTGACATGCTCGCCGACTGGCCCGTAGACATGGTGTTGAAAGACGTCATCGTGCACAACGTCAACTACACACAAGGTGTTGACCAGAAGCTACTAGAACACAGAGAGCACGTGCCGATGGACATGTCCGGGATCAACGTCGTTGATCACGACGACGCAGCCACAACAACGACCCCGTCTGACACGGAGACAGACACAGAGGCACGTCCGCATCGGACACCGAGTCAGGTGCTTGAGGATAATGCCTCGTTGTATCGTGAGAAAAATGCTGACTACGGCAACAGCTGGCGTCTTGTCGGCGAAACGGTTGGGATGTGGGCCGACGAGCTTGAGATAGACAGTGTCGATGTGTCTGACCCAGAGAATGCAGCTGCGCTTGGACTCTACTGGGAACGCTTGATCAAGCTCGTGCGCGCGTTCAATCTCGAGTTTAGCGACCAGACGCCCAACAACGAAGCAACCACAGAAAGCCACGCAGACGCGAGTACGTACGCAGCAATGCAGGCTGCACTCGAAGAGGGTCGCGACGACTAATCGTCGCGAACGCTGTCACGAGCCGACTGGGCGTGCTTGCGGTTTATCTCAACAGCATCTGACGGCCCCACCTCAGGGTTCGTCAACGTCGGTGCAAGCACGTAGTCGTACCGAGAGTACGCTGCGATCAGCTCGAGATCAACACCCATTGGCGATGATGACCCACACATCGTGTGGAACTCTCCCGGTCCAGCTGGGTCTAGTATTGACAGTAGCGTCTCTTCTGTCAGACCCTGGGCTTCATCAACGACAAGGGTCGTCTCACGATCAGCCTGTTTCGGATAGGCCTGTCCATTCAGTACCGACACGGTTGCCCCATTCTGAAACTCGACGTCGGTCTGTGTTGCGCGTTCAACCCGATCGTTTCGATACGAGTGGAGTTTCCCTCTGAGCTCCAGCGCCTGTTCATGTATTGGTGCAACGAGTGTACAATCGTTTCCAGAGGCAACGACAGTCAACGCTGCTGCGATTGCAACCGACGTCTTACCACACTGTCGTCCGCCGAGGAAAAAGCGGGTAGTCTCGTCAGTCAGAAACTGTTGCTGTGGTCGACTCCGAGACGCTGCTGTTGCAGCAAGTAGATCCATGCGACATCGCAGTTGGCGTGTCCGTCCCCACGGACACGCCGTCAGTCC